GAGACCTGCGCATTGCCGAAGACCTGCGCATCGCCGGAGACCCACGCATTGCCGTCGTGGGAGAGGTTGTCTTCCTTCTCAATAAATCCGCCAAGTTCTCCCTTCTCGACGTCGCAAAAAGCGACGAGAGCCTTAACGCGGAACAGCTTCTTCCCAAAAACGTTCGTTACAAATTCGGCGGTCAGTTCAAATTTCTTCATGGCTGGATTCCTCCTTTGGATACAGTCCGCACAGCAGATTCAACGCCAGCAGGGCGGCGATGGTGGTGGGGATGTTGAGAGAACCGAGCGCGGCCAGCAGCAGCACAAGGTCTGCGGTGATTGCCAGCTTGACGGCGGCGCGTTTCAGTGATAGAATACAGTTAGAGCTTTTTGCGATGCTCTGTTTTTTTGCCGTTCCGGTGGTGGTGCACCGGGGCGGCGTTTTTGTTTTGGTCATGTGATCAGGCTCCTTTTAAAAAGTTGATCAATGCAGTCCGAAGGTTTTCAAACTCTGTAATGTCGTCCTGTGAGACATTAGGCGTGACGGTGGATTTACGCACGTCCGCCACCGGGTAATACGTTGCAAATTCGTCAAGCGTGATGCCCAGTGCGGCGCATGCTTTGCCAACCTCCGGCCAGCGCCAATCATTAGCGCCGTTGATGCGGTTTGACATCTGAGTGCTGGACAAGTCGCACGCGTCCGCAAGACGCTGTTTGTTGTAGCCCTTGCTTTTGATAAGCGCTGTAAAAGAAAGGTTTGTCATGGTGGTTACTCCTCCTTTCTAGTTATCGGTTAGCAAATAGTCAACCGGCACGCCGAAATAGTCAGCCACTTTCTTTAGCGTCGTGATGCTGGGGCCGTAAGGCGATTTTTCCCACTTGCCAAGTGCGCCGTTTGAGATTCCGGCGCGTTCCTCAAGGATTGTGCGGGAAATATTGTTTTTTCGGCACAACGCATCAATTTTCGAAATATTCACCTAGCAAAAGCTCCTTTCTAGTTGACTATTACTAGAAAATATGCTACTATGAACTTGCGAGATTTATAACAGCATATTTTTAGCTAGTCCGCTGAATTTTAGGGGGCTTGGTTCTTTGTTGCCCTCTATGCTATCTATTATACTAGCATTTATGCTAGATGTAAATAGCTTTCTAGCATTTTCTAGCGAATTAGCAATATGCACAAAGAAACGGTGTGATTTGTGTGCGATACGTGGAAAAAGCCAAGAAAATAGCAAAGAAAAAAGGAATTGCCTTCACGCATATTAGTACAGAGCTTGGAAAAAGTCGTGGCTATTTGTCTGAAATGCTAGCAAACGGGCGCGATTTGCCAGAGCATATGCTAGCCGATGTTGCCAGTTTGCTAGGAGTCACCGTTGCCGACCTGACCGGGGATTTCAAAAACGAAAAAAAGCCCACCGCACAAGGCGATGGGCTAATATCTGGTTTGCCGCAAGATGTACAAAAAATTATTTCTCTTTGCCAAGAGAACCCTCAGCTTGCAAGCGCTCTATTAAATCTTGCGCAGCAGTTACAAAATCGGTCATCTGATCAGGCGTAAATTCTGAAATAATTTTTATAAGTTTTTCTGTGTCTGTCATTGCTGATTCCTCCAATCAAATAAGGTTGTGATACTATGGGCTTTTTTGACTTTTTGAAGCCGAAACCAAAAGTAAATGTTTCCATAACTACACATGAGCCGACTAAAGATGAAATTGCAAAGCAATACACTAATTACTGCAAAGCGCAAGCAGAAAAGCGGCACGCAGAGCAGGAAGAGCGTGCAAATGAGTATTTCTTGGCGCTTTCCGCTGATGATCTTGCAGACAAAAACGGCCTGAAGCCAACAGAAATTTTAATGCTTTCTTATTTAGAGAAATATTCCAGTGGAAAGCCTGTTGCAAAGTTCTGGCATTATGATTATGGTGTTGATGACGTTTGGCCTATAATCAAAAAATTGGAATCAATGGGTTTTTCCGAAAACGGGAAATTGACCGAAAAGGGAAAAGAAGAAATAAAAAATAACGAATATGTTTATTTTTGGCACAGAAAAACTTACGCTCGTGCTACTTTTTCCTTGTCAGAGTTTTGCCGCGCCGTAAACGCTCGAAGAGACATCCCGTATCGGGATTTAATATGGGGAAAATACAATAAACTATATATGGAAGCAATTTCGTCTCCAAAAAAATGCCGTGATTTACGATATTCCATGTATGAGTTTTTGGCAGACGAAAAAAAGTTTAAAACGGCTTTTTCTATGCTACTTGAAATACCTTTTTATGATATGAACTGCCAATATCCTTTTATAGCTCCTGGTATTATGCAGGAACTAAAGAAAGCCCAAAAAAAGGCCGGCTTTACTGAAGATCAAATTTTTGATATGGCAAAAGAAAGATACGGCAGGATGCTTGTTGAAAACCCAACTGTTCCTGCGATAGATGCCGCTGGTATTGTAACATCCTACATTTTTGGAAAAGATGGTCTCGCTCAAAGAGTTTTGAAATCTTACAATATTGATTGCACCCGGCTATTTTCTAGCAACCATTGATTGTATTTTACACAACTCACAGTTGTATTTCAACACTTTCACAAAAATACTCGTTTGTCAAATCTTTATAATCCGCTTTTTCGGTCTTCTGCGCCGCCCGTGTCTTGGTGGAACATCCAAATCAGGCAGTTTCTTCATGGTCTTCTTCCCTCCTTGCACGGTCTTGCAGCACAGCACGGTACAGGGCTTCAATGTTTGCCGCATTACGGTTTTGGTAATTCTTTAGACGTTCCACGTTATTCATTGTTGATTCCTCCTGTGTTTTCTGTCTACAGTAAGAATCTTAACATGTTTTTTATACCATAGCTTCCATTTATTTCCATAGCATTTTTTGAAGAAATATTTCTTTATATTTTCTTGATTGCTACGGTAGAAAAATTTTACCGCATTTGAAGTGCAAAACATGTAAAAAATTGAGGGTGATAAAATGGAAAGTAGAGCTGATTTCCGAGAACGTGAAGGGCTTATTCTTTCGCAGTGCCGGTTGGAATCCGGGCTTTCGCAAGAATATGTAGCCCGGCAGATGGATGTGAACATCCGCACGGTGCGCAACTGGGAAGAAGGGCTTTCCCCTATCCGAAACGATGACCTGTTGATGTGGTTCACCGTCTGCAAACAATCCCCATGGCGCTGGCTGCAGCGAATCTGGATGCCGTCTGCATTCAGCGATACCGATACTCCAAACTGGACGGACGAGCAGGTAGACAAGGCACTTTCTGATTATATCGCTCAGATGCCGAGCGTGTACAAGCGAAGGCTGCTGTATATCCTTTGTGGGGCGCACGGGAGCGATTGGGCGGGCCAGATAGACTTATTGTGCGCTAACGCTCATACGTCCATGCAAAGCCGTGTACGCGTCTGCCAGGCCGTAATACAGAACTACCGGATAGATACCGTAACTGGGGATGACCCATGCCAGGAAAGCATCAAGCCGGACTTTGACCGCCTGCAAATATGCCTGCAAGCCGGAGAAGCTGCCGTTCTGGCAGGCAATGGCGAATATAACGCAAGGGAAAAATAAAAAATCCCCTGCCGGTGGTGCCACACCAGCAAGGGATAAAGGGCCGTCAACATAAAAAGTTGACGGCATTATTATAACACACACACAAAGGAGCCGCAATATGAAAAGGACAAATACTGCAAAATGGATTGAAAGCGCCGGGCGTTGGCAAATCAACGTGCAGAAGAACGGAGTGCGCAAGACGTTTACCAGCGCCAAGCCGGGCCGCACAGGCCAGAGGGAAGCTAACAAAAAAGCAGATGAATGGCTTGACATAGGCGTAAAGACGGAACGCATTAAGGTTTCTGACGCATGGGAACAGTTGTTACAGCAGAAAAAACTTGTGTCTGATGCAGAATACAAAAACATGGCATCGTTTGGGCGCTCCCATTTGCTGCCAGCCATCGGGGTCAAGTCAGTAAAAGCCGTTACGGAACAGGATTTCCAAAAAATTATAGATTATGCGTTTCGCCATCCACAGGGGAACAGCAAAGATCCCTTATCCAAAAAGACGTTACAGAACTATGCCAACTACTGCAAGCAATTTGTGAATTTTTGCCGAAAATCAAAATGGACAACGCTTGAGCTTGAAGAGTTACAGATTCCGGCAGCGTCCAGAAAAAAGGGAAAGAACGTTCTGACAGTTGAAGCGCTGAACACACTATTAAAAGTAGATACGACCATCATGCGCGGAAAATCTGTGCACGATGAATACATAAATTATTACAGGTTCCAAGTGCTAACAGGTATGCGCCCCGGTGAAATGCGGGGGCTGCGATGGGAAGACGTTGACGGGAATTTGTGCAGGTTGAAGCAGGCTATCAATGCGCACGGGCAAATCACGAAGGGAAAAAACGAAAACGCTTTGCGCACGGTCGTGCTATCCAGACGCGCAGTGGACGTGCTGGAAGCTCAGAAAGCCGTAACTGGAAAGCAGGAGTACATCTTCCCCATGGCATCCATGCACACCTACTACCACCGCTGGCAGCGCTATCAGCGCTCTAATGACATGCCGGAGCTGAGTCTTTACGAACTGCGCCACACATTTGTTAGCATAGCAAAAGAGTTGCCAACGGGCGAGTTAAAGCAGCTTGTCGGGCATAGCAAGGATATGGACACCTACGGCACATACTCTCATCACATCGCCGGAGACGACAAACGGACAGCGCAAAATCTACAAGAAATCTTTGACAGACTGGTGGACTAAAAGTACACACTAAAAGTACACACTTTTTCTTTTAAATACATGAAATAATATAAAAAGCATGTGATGAAATAAAAAATATAGCAATATACCGCTATATTTTCAATCACTAAAAGCATAAAGCATAGTTCGAGTCCTGTCACCTCGACCACAACAAATGCCGTAGATTAGTTTAAATCTACGGCATTTTCTTTTTCAAGTACACGTTTTAGTACACACTTACCTATTTTCTCTGCAAACTGTGTACCAAATCATTATACACATCCGGACGTGCTTCTTTCAGCGCATCCATAAACTCATCCAGCACACGCCACACTCGCCCGGTATCGGCCTTTTTTACAATCTCCAAAAATTCACTCATCCTGTAAACGCTCCAATTTCCGCATTACGCCATTATAAACTTTAGGGTTTGCTACATACAAGGCCGACATAAGCTCATCCAGCACGTTCAGCGCTGCTGCGATGTCTACGTTTGACACAGCCCGTAAAAAGTCACTGCTGCCAACAGCAGCCCTTGCAGACGGCTCTGCCGCTTCGTAGTAGCGCACAGGCTCTTGCAGTTTTGCTTTCTGCGGAGAATGGGACGCATCTGCAAGACGCTGATTTTTCACAACATACAGCGCTGCCAAATTTTTAACTCTGGTCATGGTGAGTTCGCTGTTTTCGATTTCGGCTATAGCGCCGTCAATCTCTCGCACGTCAACCATAGCCCTTACACCTCACTTTAACCGTTTCGCATCGTGTCAATGCAGCGCTGGATGACTTCCCTGTCTTTGCTGTCAGCCCCGCGCATAATATCTTCCATGCGGGAAATCAGTGAATCGCGCCCATCGTCCATGCTGTAGTGCCCGCGCACATAATGCGAACCGCGCCGCGCATAGCTGCTGCCGCGTCCATAATTGCCGCGCATATTGGCGCTCCAATCACCATCGCGGCTGTAATCCTCATCGCGGCTGTAACCGTCATCTTCCAGCATGACAATTTTGTCGATGTTTTTGATAGTGTCAGTCAGCTTGTGAACAGTTTCCAAGTCACCGGCAGACATTTCACCCTTCTTTCCGATTTCGTCCAGTTCTGCGCACAGCATGTCTTTCAAGTCATACAAAACTCTTTTACTCATGATTTACTCCTTTCAGCTCACTCTCTCGACCACAAAGTTTGCGTTCGCAAACAAAACGGTTTGTGTGCTTGTATTTTCGGCGGCAACGGTCAGGCAGCAGCCGCGCGGAACTTCAACAAAAGACGTCACATAGATATTAAAGAAGTTTTCTACTGCTGCCGGTGTCACGGTTGCAGTCGCACTGTTCAGCGGTTCACCGTTGATAGCAAGCGCCGCCGTGATAGCTTCCACTGTGCCGCCTGTAGGGATAGCAACGTTTGCACCGAAGCCCACTTTGAAACGCGCTTTGCACTGGTTCGTAATGCCGCGCAGCGTAACAATACCGGCGCCTTCTCTGTGTACGACACAGCCCTTGCCCGCTACTGCCGTTTCCGTCAACGGCACGTTCTGGCCTGCTGCCACGCTCACGGTATTGGCGTTTGTAAATTCAGCCATAAAATCATTCCTTTCAAAAAAAGATAGTGGCGGGACGATTGCCCCGCCACATTTTGCACTATCGGCACGGGGCCGAACATGTCAGATGTTCCGACAAGTTGCCGTATTCATTTTTAGCATCCGCAGCTGTTGCAGGCGCCGCAATTCCCATACTGATACGGTGCGGGAACAGGGAAAGCCGGAACAGGGCGGGGGTTGTAGTAAGCAAGCTGCCCGCTCATATAGGCTTTCAGCGTTTCATTCTGCGCGGCCTGACTTGCGGCAAGCTGTGCAGCGAAAAGCTGCTGGTTCTGCTCGGCAATCTTGGCATCTTTAGCCTCAATGCGCTGCGCCGTCAGTGCGTCAAGCACAGCGCGGGCGTTCGCGTTCTGGTTTTCGATGATGTCCCGAGTGCCGTTCTGAATGGTCTGGCGCGTGTCGCAAGCCTGCGTAGCGAGGTTGTAGTTTACGCCCTGGATAGCCTCGCGGGTCTCGCAGCAGCAATTCGCCTGCTGCATCTGCATGGCGTTGAGCTGCTGCATAAATGCCGCCTGCTGATTGGCGCGGCTGATTTCGGCGCTCATAAAGCCCTGCTGCATAGCGTTCTGCACACCGTTGACAAGCTGTGCCTGAGCATAGAAGCCGTCACACAGACCGTTGTTCACGACGTCGATTTTGCGTTCGATGTTGGCAAAGTCGCTGGTGAGGATGTAACCATCGACAGCGCCAGCACCATTACCGCCGCCAAAGCCGTTGTTGCCCCAGTTGCCGCCCCAGCCGCAGAAAACGAAGAGGAAGAGAATGATAATCCACCACGCACCATCGCCGCCAAAGCCCCAGCCGTTGCCATTGCCCGTATTCGCGGGCTGAACAGGCATTGTCATAACAGTGCCGTCCGAAGAAAGACTCATGTTTAACTCCTTTCAAAAGTTGAATGTATTGTTCACCGTGCGCACGGGTTGAACCTATTTTAAAAAGCTCTGAAACTGCTGCGCCATCGCTTGAAGCTGATTTAGCTGCTGCTGGCTCATTTTGCCAGATTGCAGCAACTTTTGAACTTCTTGTTTCGGGTCGCCTTGAAAATCCTGTCGGAACTGCTGAAACTGCTGCATCATTTGCTGAAATTGTCCCATTGCGCCCGGCATTTTGCCGCCGCTAAGAGCGTTAAACAGAGGGTTGCTCATTGTCTGCCTCCTTTTTCTTGCGCGTCAAAGGTTTATCTGCCGCCAGCGCGTCAAAGCGGGCTGTCAACGCGTTGAACTCTTGCCGTGTGACATATTCCTCTTTCGGTTTTTGCGCGGTCTGTGCTGGCTGTTTCTGGCTTGCCGTGCGTTCCGAGTAGTCAAAAACGCGCAATGGCTGAGGCATACCGCTGGCGTCGGTGGCCTTAATGTAAAATGTACTGTTTTCGCTGTCCATCAGCAGTACGCTGTTCCCTGCCGCCACCATATACGCTTTGGCTCCCTCTTCGCCTTGCACCCAGATAATAGGCGAGCTTTGCTGTGCCGGTTGCTGCTGCGGATATGCCGCCTGTCGGAGCTGTGCGAGTTGATCGGGCATGGCCGACGGCATCTGCTGCCCCATTGGATAATATCCCGGTGCGAATCCAGGTTGATACGGTACGCCAAACGCCATAGTCAATCATCCTTTCTGCCAGTAGTACAGCGGCACTTCATCTCCGCTGTCCCATGTATCCAGCCAATCCCCATTTTGCACGCACACAACATGCGTCGCCATTGCCAAAATATAAGTGCCGTCCGGTTGGTCTTTTGCAAACTGCGCCACTGTGTAACAGTCCGGGCAACTGTTCGGAATTGCCGAACGGTTCCACCCGCACCGCCGAAGATAGTGGCCCCAAACATAGTTTGCAGACGGCATATCATGCAGTTCAAATCCTGCCAGCACCAGCGCCGCATATACAGCCTCCCACGATTGATGTGTTGCGGCTGCAATGGCTCTGACGGTGCAATCGCCAACGCGCTTTTGCTCTGGGTTCAAGTTTAATTCTCTGTACATGGTTTTATCCTCTATATTTATTGTAATATTTTACACATTTTCGCGTGCGCCACATCTGCGCCAACTTTACGCCAACTTTACGCCAACTTTTTTATAAAAATCCCGCAATTCCACTTGACATTACTACGCTAGCGTAGTATAATATAGACACAGTAAGAAATAACCACTTACACGAAAGGAAATAAAAATGAGTAAGCTCGATTTTAGCGACGCCATCTATAAACAGACCCACGTCCGCATTGACAACAACGCCCTCATCGACGACATCCGCAAGGCCATCAGCACCAGCGAAATGGAGAACGACGAGCGCCAGCGCATCACCGGACAGGATGATGTCATGGAGCGCTGGGAGTACCTCGTCGACTTCCACCGGGACGAGATTCTCGACGACGACGGCGAACTTCTGCAGGTCACTGACACCGTGAAGGTCATCGAGATCACCATTTACCCGCGCAGCCGTAACTCCGTCTTTGTCCGCGCCGGATTCCCTGTCAATGAGGACATCTTCGTTGAGCTTCCCGCCGACGCCGACAGCTTTGAAATCTAAAAGGAGGCCATCTGTGGAAATTTCCCTAAAGGAATACGCCGCCCGGCATAGCCGCGCCGCGGCGACTGTCCGCCAAAAGGCCATCCGTGGCGGATTTAAGACCGCTCGCCGCGTTGGCCGTGACTGGCTCATTGATGAAGATGAACCCTACATTGACGAGCGCTTTGCCATGCTTTCCACGCCGCCAGACCTGTGGCTTTTGACAAACGGCAGGCACAGCCGCACCATCAGCGACGCCGGCGCCGTCAAAATCGGCAGCGACGAATTCTCCGCTCTTATTCCAACCGGCGCGGGTGACGGCGAATCTGCCTACTGCATCTATACGCGGGCAGAGCTGGACGCCGTCGGCATCAACACCGCCGACCTTCACTACTTCACCCTTGTTTCCGGCAGCTTCAACATCTACGACTACGACTGCGGGTGCACCGTATCGGAGACTGTAAAAGGAATCTTCAACGTTTTCTATGCGGACGGTATCGTCTTTTTTGTAAAAGCCGAATAAAATAAAAAAGCGCCCCTCCAGTGTCCACCATGGACACAATGAGGGGCGCTTTTTATTCAGCCTTCAACTTCCCAACAATCGCCTTTACCCGTCTGTTTACCGTCCGTTCACTCAAATTCAGTTCTGCCGCAATATCAGCATTGCGCCAGCCGCGCCGCCGAAGCTGCAAAACATCCGTTTCTTCATCGGTCAGCAAACCGCCGACAAAATCAAACTTTGGCATGATTACTCATCCTTCTTGTTCTTGCTTTCGGCCTGTGTGCCAAAATAAAAGGCCACGACCATTGTCACAATGGTCATGACCGTGTCAGGCTGTAATTTCTCCCGCAGCGCCAATGCCGCAAACACTGCAACAACAACCAGCGTCACAATGGTTTTTACCTTGATAAGCGCTGCCAGATTTTTTAAAAAATCGCCCATTGATATGCACTCCCTTTCAGCCGATCAGATGATTTTGCAAGGCTTCCTTTGCTTTCTGCATCTGGTCAATGTTGTTCCCATCCAGATTGTGGTCAAGCAGGGCCAGCAATGCCTGCATGGTCACATGCTGCCCCTCGTCCATGCGGTCAAGCCGCTGCTTGTCGTTTTTCAAGAATCCCTCCATGACATTCACCCGCGTTTCGAGCTGTGTGATGCGTTTGTCCTGGTCGGCTTTCGGCTTTTTTATGGCAGTGATGACTTTGCTGATGGCAACGCCCCCAGCATACAGTCCGGCGGCAGCGCCCGCCGCGTAAATTAAAAACGCCCAGGCCTCCGCAAGCGTAAACGAAAATACGTGCTGCATAGGCATCACACCTCCACAAATTTAGCGTGATACGCCTTGTCGTTGTCCAGACCGTACTTCTTGGCGATGAGGTAGAACTCCATCGCCGCAGCGTTCGGCAGGACGACGTGATCCAGCCAGACTTCCTGATGCGTCGGCGCGGCGGGCTTGTCCTCTTTGATGGCGGCATCGTACCGTGTCAGGTTGAACTGCTTTACGACAGCCAGCAGACTTGCGGTATACGTCGGACTGGTTGCCCAGCCATCAGCCCGGATGTACTCGCACGCCTTGTTGATGTCGGTACAGCCGACCAGATTGGAATAGCGCGGCATGGTCGTCAGCTTTTTGATGTAGTCCTCGACGCAGGCGACCATCGTATCGTAGGCGCGGAAGCCCGCCGTGATGGTGATGTACTTGCTGCCGTCCCACTCCTTCGTAGCCTTGTTGTACACTCTGCCGCTCCAATTGCTGGCCTTGATGCCGAACAGGTTGTTTGCCTGTACTGCAAGCTCGCTCGTGCCGTAGGCGCTCTCCAAGCAAGCCTGAGCAATGCAGAGGGACGGGAGAAGATGCGCATTCAGGCAGCGGCTCTGGCACTTCTCGGCCATGACGTCAATGAACGTTTGCTCTTTCGTCTTGGCGGGCGCCGCGTCTGCCACGTCGCCCTTCAAGCGCTTCGTGACCTGTGCCGCAATGTCGGGGAACTTGCTCTTGAGATAGGGGCCGGGGCAGGCGGTAGCCGCGTAGAAGCAGTGCATCGTGAGCGAGCCGTTCTTGTCGCCGGTGTAGGTCAGTTCCTTGATGCCGTTGCGGCGGCAAATGTCGGTGCAAAGGTCGAGCAGGGCGGCATACGCCTTGTCGCTGACGTGCCAGTCCGGTGCGCTGCTGTCGTTAGCGACTTCGATAGTAATGGCCCGCTGGTCGTTCCACGGGCTGGAACTGCACCACGACCTGTCCGCCTCGTGGCAGAACAGCCCGATACGCCCGCCGGATTCGATGGCGTAGTTTGCGCTCATCTGGCGTGAGGGCCTACTGACAAGAGCGCCGAAAGATTCAAGCGTCATGTTGCCAGCCATGTGATGAACTGTAATCTTGCTGATGGGCTGGCTCCGGGGCCGGTTGCAGTTTGGGCTGATGGCCGTGTAAACGGCCAGTGCAGAATCACTCATTCTCGTCCTCTCCCTTCCCGTTCGACAGTTCCTCGTCCATTTCGGGCGACAGGATCATTTCATCCTTCATTGGTTTCACTCTCCTTTTCGTTGGTGTCGTTTTCTTCGTCTGTGGTATTTTCAGCGCCGTAAACCTCCGGCACATCCGGCGTCTCCGTAACCTCGTCTGCGCTTTCTCTCGCATCCACCGCATCATAATACGCCTGCGCCAGCGTCTCCACCTCGGCAATGTCCGCCTCATCCAGCAGGCCGTTGTCGTAGTGCGTGTACGCCTTGTCCAGCCAGAACGCAACGTCACGTCCTGCTGCAATCTCTCGCTTGATACTGCGCAACGTCAAATCGTGCCGTGCTTTACTTTTGATAGCCATTTTATTACTCCTTTCAGGTTTGCGATGCTACTGCATCTTCCAAATCGGTAATCCGCTTAATGGGGTCTGCGCGTCCCGTCACAGTCACGCTGTCGGCATCGGTTAGCACGGTGTTCACGCCGGATAAGGCTTTAACAGATGCGTTCCCGGTTGCCGAGAATGATGTAGGAGTTGCCACCTTATAACATACATTCACACCGTCTGGGAATTTTGCAGCGTATGCTTCGCCCGAATCCAAACCTTCTACTCTCAAATAGACATCTCCTGATGCTGACACTCCTAAACCAATCGTTCCGCCGTTGATATCGTATGCTGGCTTTGTTGGGAGGCAATCACACACGCCGTCAAATGCAACCCTATTAGATGGTGGAAGCTGTATACCATTCAGAATATTGCTAGATGCATATCCAAGCATCGCTGATATGCTTTTGTTATAATTCAGATTTTCCATCCGAATATTGACCTTGTTATATTGTGATTCTCCTACTCCGCTCACCGCGTCCACCTCACCACCGTACACGGTTTCGGGCAGGGTCAGGGTGTTGGTCTGGCCTACTTGCACTGTGTTATTCAGCAGAATTGGCCGAATGTTTTCGGGCGATGGGTTGCCCGTTCCCCCTTGAACAGGTTTCTCCGAAAAAAAGACACTATTCGTATCTGGCACAACAAATAGCTTTTTCAACTTATAAGCAACTTGCACAGGCGTGCCAGCGGCGTACTGGGCGGCAAGGTAGGCATTCCACTCGTCTATTGTTCCTCCCGCATATGTATCATTATAAATTCTGAAATAGTGGTGCTCTTGTGCTTCAACTGATATTCCGTTTTGGCGTGCGAATGTTTCGTCTGCTGTACGTGTCGGATATTGATTGCATACAATATCACCCTTAATATGGGACATCGTGGGAGTGGCTATTTCAGGCACTTGAAATTTGAAACCAACTTTGCTAGGACTGTCGGTTGTGTCAGTGCCCCAATTTTCTGTTCCGTTCAGCGTCAGCATTTTCCACGACCGCAATCCATCCGCCAGATTAACTGTCACGATGTTTCTTCCCTTGATGGGACGAATGTTTTCGGGGCTGGGTGTTCCGCTTCCCTCCTGCACGGGTTCCCACTTCGCTTTTACCCCCAGCGGGTATCCCGCCACAGGGTAGCACACAACAGGGTTTCCGCTTTCTTCCAGCGGCGGGCAAAGCATATCCACGATGTTCTTGCTGCTCCACGGATTTTCACCAATGGTGCTGTCATCTGGGTAGGCACGCTGCATCTGGTTTTTCAGCGTGCCAATGTCTTTTATAGCCTGACTGTAGTCAGAAGGCATCCCGTCAACGAGGGTCTGTGCCTTGTCCGCACTGTTCTTGGCATTGTCGGCGAATCCCTTGGCTTGGTCTCTAACGGCCTCAGTCTGGGCCTTAATCTGCTCTGTGGCAGCCTTAACAGCTGTCACATCTTCCAAGAGCTGCTGAATAGTCTTGTACTCGTCGCTGCTGATAATAGCATTTTCAGGTAGAGGGTTTCTGTCGAAGTGCAGCCAGATGGGCGCACTGCCTGCAATGCCACCGCCGACAGTGATTTCAACAATCGGGTAATAGTCACCCCATCCAGTAGACATTTGCGGAGTGACAGCAAAATATGCGATTGTGCGCTCTGCATTCACGCCGAGCGCAGGATTGTACACATAATAGCCGTCGCGCTTGTCCATGCGGATGTTTACATCTGCGTCAGACGGGACTTTATACTCTGTGCCGCCTTTTTTGAGCGAAACGCAAAGAACAGGAATGGTCTGGTCATACTGAACCAGATTCACGGCCTTTTTGTCGGGCCTGCTGTCGAAGTCTACGGTACACGATTTGAGATGTGCTGTAGACAACGGTTCATAAATAGTTGCTGCCATTTTACGCCCCCTTAATAATAAGCAAGGATAAATTGTATGCTTGCACTTGTTCCCGCCGCGCATTGCGCCCAGTATTCGCTTCCGCTGCTTATGCCAGCGGCTTGTAAACTGTTTTCACCGGAGCCAGGGCTTCCGGCGTACTGAATGCCCACGAGCGTGCCGCCCGTAAAGGAGAATCCGTTTCGGCCTCCTCCACAAGTTTTCCATACTGTAGAGGTTTTTATTCCCGTCGCGCTCACTTTACCGCCACCTGCGTGGTAGCCGCCCGGGACTGTGACAACGCCGCCCGGGTTGATTGTCTTTCCCCAGTCGCCCTGATTTGGCATTGAGCCGCCAACGTTCACGCCCGCTTCAGCGCTCGTGAAACTGTTGCCCGCCAGAACTGCGGACGCAGGAGCAGAGCCGACAGGGATTGCAACCTCTGGATAACCTGCGCCAGCGTCGTCCTTATAAGCGCCCTTGGGAATACGCGCATTGAGGTTTCCGCTACCGACGCTGTAGGAGACAGGTGAGACGGTCTTGGGCTGTATAGGCAAATTACCAGTCTTGATTGTCTTATCTTTGGCGTAATACTTCTTACCGTCCAGCACATCAGCAGGCTCGGCGGTAGCCAGTGCTAGCTTTGCATTGCCAAGACCACCGCCGCCATTAAAATTTAGCTGTGAGCCGTCATATGTAAACAGTACCCATCTGTCTTTGACAATCGTGTCCGCGTCAACGGCCTGCGCGCCCACATACGCAGGAGCAGCCTTGCCATTGATGCTGAACGTGTCTCCGCTGGAGAACGTTGCAGGGGCCTTGAAGCGGCCCACGGCGCCAGAGCCAGTCAGTGCAAACGTGTTGCCTGTTTTGGCGCAGCTGTACACCTGTACAGTAGCAGATGTGCCAAGCCCCGCAGGGTCGTAGACGTCTTTCAGCATGGTAGCGCTGCCCGCCTTAATAGCTGCAATCTCGTCCGCCATCGACTTGATAAGAGCTTCATATTGCTTTTGCAGCGTGCCAGTCGGCAGCCTGGTCACGCCGTCACGCATAAGGCCGCAGACACTTTCATCAAGCATCGTGTTGGTGACGTCTGCGGCGCTTACTGTAAGGCTGCCAGCAGGGACAGACACAGTGTATAGACCAAGCTCATAAAGCAGCTCTGAGCGCGTTAGAGTAGGCGCTACAGGACTTGAAGCGGGTGTGCCGGTCTTTACCTCAAACGTGCTTTCGTTAGTGCTCTTAGTAAAGCGAAGCACGATTCTGTCAATGCGGGGGAGCGCACCGTCCGCAATGGGGATTGCGACAGATACATTTTCAGTGCTAACAACGCTTTTCCCTTTAAACGTGCCGTTGTTAATCCAGGCCATGCCTGTCCCGATGGTGATTTTTCGTGCCTCTGTAACGGTTGCGGGGAACGATTCGGCAGCATATACACCGCTTGTGCGGGTGCAGAGGTAGGTCTCTGCATCTTCTGCCGTGTACTCCACATCGTTCAGAGGATATGTGATAATTGCCATTTAGTACCTCTTTGTAATTACAGGTGTCCCAAGTTCAACGCTGTACTGTGTGACATTGTTCTGCGCAGTAATAGTCTTTCCCATGATACGGACTTTCGCATTGATGCCCAGCTCTGGGAAAATGCAGGAAACAACGTCTCCCAAGTTCACGCAGTCGGAATCAATATCAAAGTCCATCGTTTCAAGGCGCAGCTGCTCAAGCAACTTGCCTTTCCCGTACTCCACAAGCCGCGCTTTGTAGTCCTTTAGGCTTTCGTCGTTTTTCTGCTGCTCCTGCCGAGCGTCTACGTACATTTCGCGACGGTCAATGCCCGCTGAAGCCGTGTCGCCTGCATAGACGGTGATACGCTCGTCGCCTGTGCCCGCGCCAGAAACGATAGCGACATTCTTGTAGCTTGCTGTTGAGACGCAGTAGTCCAGATTGCCGACATTTTGAAACCATGTCGAAAACTTTACGGTCTGACTTTCGCCCGGTTTGTATACCTCAAAAAGCAGCTTTCTATTCGGCTTGTCAAAGCGTAGCCTGAAACCAGCGTCAACGGCCTGCGCTATTTTTTCGCAGTATTCCTCAATGGTCTGGTCGGACGTTTGGGCCTCAAACTTGTCAGCAAGCCCGCATGACGCGCCCAGAGCCACGCAGGGCCACGCTTGCATATCATGAATAAGAGTACGCATAGCGGTTTCTGCGTTGATATTTGATAGCTCTGCGGTGCTTACGCGGTCAGATAAAAGCCGTGTTGCAGGAGCGCCGTTGACAATGATTTTGTTTCCCTCCGTCTGCACGGATTTTATAATCATAAGCGTGTCGCTGTCGTCTATTTCGCAGTAATAGTCCTCTTTCATGAGGTCGCTGTATTCCTGCTGCTGCGACAATTCCAGCTGGAACGTGCCAAGCTGATTATATTTTTCCGTCCAAACAAGGGAGACAAACGTTTCAATCTGCCCGAGCTTGTTCAGTTGAGGGTCGTATACTCTACATATCATCGAATACCCCCACATAGGCGTCATTATAGAAAACGCTCGTATTCAAGGCGTGTTCAGCGCCGTCAGTGTAGGAATGCTTGAGAATGTTGTCGCCCGCGCGAATGTAGTACAGGTTGCTTGCGTCATCGAGCTTTCCGTAGATGTTAGTTTCTACGTCACCGCTCGTTTTGATAACGGTCAGACGCTTGGATGCGCCCTCCCGGCTTACTGTGATATACTCGCCAGCTTGCAGTGATTCGTTGATTTTCAGCTTTTCCAGCGTGTTCACATTCGTGATTTCGGGATTGCTCAACGGAAGCTGCGCGTAGAAAATAACAGAGAACGTAACGTCCGTATCTCCGTCATTGATAAAGTTCATGAATACACTGCCGTCTGTAACGCCGAACTTGTGCTTTTTGTAGTTCACCGGGAACTTGAAGGACGGCGTCAGCTTTCCAATCTGCTGCCCTTTGCGGTCAGATGCCAGCCAGTAAGGGAAGGGGCAGAGAACCGTGAACTGAAAAGCAGCGTCAAAGCGGCGCTGCTTGAAAGCCGGGGTTTTCTTCACGGTGCAGTTGCAGTAATAGCCGTCGCCGAAATACAGCTTGCCGAATGAGTTTGGCGTCAGGGTGCGCAGCATTTTACGCTTCATCACTCTGCTGTCGCCCAGCAGGTAGCCGCTGACTTCCCGCGTGATTTCTCCGACAGTCGCGCTCTCAAAGGTCTTGCCGACCTGTTGAAAGCCCTGCGACAGCGCTACATCAACATCTACATCCGAAAGAGGGTCTATATTCACGATAGAACCGTAATTATAGCCGAAATACAGCGTTTCGCCGTCATCCCGCACAAATCTTGCTGTGTACATGCTTCACCCTCTTTCAAATTGCACCCATCATAAGCGCCCGCCGCTGCTCATACTGCGCCTCGCGCATAAGCTCTGCCGCAGTTTTGGCCTGACTGTAGATGTTTTGGATAATAGTCACGCCGCCAACAGCAGCGTTTTTCTCGCCTTTTCGATAGCTGTCGGCCTCTTTAGCCGTCAGAACCATTTCCCCGCGATGCAGGTTTGCAACGTAGTCGTTATAGGGAACATAGTCCAGACCGCCAGCGTGGGAGCCGTTTGTCTGCACCGTGCCGGTAAAGCCGGAGACCATGCCATCTACAAAATTTCCGACCTGTTCTTTCAGCCAGCCGCCCATACTCTTAATACCCTCGAGCAAGCTTTTTGCCGCGTTCACGCCTAAATCAAAGATTTTGCCGGGTAATTCCTGAAGGCCCGTAACAACAGCATCTAGCAAATCTTTTGCGGCCTGTTCACCGTTTTTCCTCAATTCTTCGGCCCACTCTACGACTTTTTCAATCGTTTTTGTGAACCACTCTGCAATGTTTCCTGGCAACTGAGTAAAAAACTCAATTACGTTATTCAGGAACGTAGATGCAGCGTCGATTGCGTTGGACTTCATTTGCCCAGCCCATGCAATGACGTTCTGGATCGTGGTAGACAGGAACGTTAAAACGTTGCCGGGCAGTTGCGTAAAGAACTCAACTACGTTTTGCAAGAATTGGGAACCAGCCTGCCGCGCATTCTCTACCGTTTCTATCGCCCAAATTGCGATGTTTGCAAGCGATGTGCCGAGAAATACGCCTAAGTTGTACGGGAGTTGCGAGAAAAATTCTACAACAGCATTGATAAAATCACTGCCAGCTTGGCGGGCATTCTCTGCTGTCTGTATAGCCCAATCTGCGATGCTCTGCACGGCGTTTGTCATGAACTCAGATATTTTATCGGGGAGCTGTTGAAACCACTCTATTGCACTGTTAATCGCCTCTGGAACGGTCTCTGTGAAGAATGTAACAACAGTGGTTTTAACAAACTCAAAAATTTCGTTGACTTTGTTTCTGAAATCTTCGTTCGTTGCGTACAGAGTGACAAATACGCCAATCAAAGCCGCAATCAGCGTGATTACGATTGCAATCGGGTTGGCTGACATAACGGCGTTGAGCGCAGCCTGCGCAGCCTTGAGTTTGCCTTGCGCCAAAGAAAGCAAATCAATTTTCCCAGTAAGCAGCCCAACGACAACTTCCGACCCTTTGAGCGTGCCATCCAAAGCGCCCTGTGCAACCTCTGAATCAGAAAGACCCATGCTGAACAGTGATACCGCAACTTTGGCCTCGTCGAAAGCAGTTACCATCTTCTGGATTTTCGTTCCAATTTGCCATCCAGCAATAGCAGTGCCAACCGCGCCAATGGCAGGAGCCAAGTCTTCTATAACAGGGATTACTTCGTTGACTGCCTCTTTGACTTCATCAAAAATATCAAAAATTACACTAAAATCAGAATTTTCGATTGCGCTTGTCAGCGCATTTACTATCGCATCGCCAAAAAAAGAGAATAATTCATCAATGATTGGCTGTAACTCGTCTGCCAAAAATCCAAGGCCGTTAAATAGTGCCTCTATCCCTTCTACGACGGTTGGCATCATGCTTTCAATAACAGTGCTGACTACAGGGGCCAACTGTGCACCTATTTCAGTCATGGCGTTAATCAGCGTTGGGACAATTTCTTGAATACGCGGCAAAATGTTTTGAGCAGCAGTAAGAAGACTGTCTACGAAATTATTGATTAGCTGCTGAACATCCTGTTCGGGGTCTGCAATGCCTGTAAGCAGATTTTCCCAGGCGCTCTTCATCGAAGCTGTACTACCTTGGATGGTAGTTGCAGCTTCTTTGCTGGTCGTCCCCATGATGCCCATGTTGGCCTGCACCACGTGGATAGCAGAGACAATGTTAGAGTATGACAAGCTGGAGCCGTCCACCGTTACGCCGAGTTCTTTTTGCACATCCGTAAGCGTGGATGCCTCTTTCACAAGGCGCTCCATTTCGGTTTTTGTACCACCATACCCAAGTTTGCACTTTGTTAATCTCCCGCTTGTACAATCAGCATATACGGGAGGTCAGACTGTCGCTTCTCCTATTTATAGGAGTCCTCTCACTCAGTCGTTCACGCTGGCATTACCTTGCGCCCTGTTGCCCCTGCTGCGGGGTGTCCAAGTCAATCAGAGAGGATTCGCGCTTGCGGATTATGTATTATGCCACAGCGCCCCCAAAGGTGTTAAGGTTATCGAGCATGGTATAGTTTTGCTTCGCAAACCCGTTATATGCGTCCTGGATGGACTGCATATTGGTGCCCATTTTGTTTGCATTATCGGACATATCCGAAATTGCAGTATTCGCCATTTCAGCGGCTTTTTGTGTATCGCCGCCCAAACTTGAAACCAGAGTCGCAGCAAACGATGTTGATGTCTCCATGTACTCGTTTGCAGACAGGCCAACGTTCTTGTACGCGTCTTTTGCATAGCCCTCAATAATACCTGCGCTGTCCTTGTACAAGGTTTCTACGCCGCCGACAAGCTGCTCATAGTCTGCGTAACTGCTCAGGGATGCTTTTCCAATATTGAGAGCTGCACCTGCTGCCGATTTTCCAACAGATACAATCGTGCTTCCAACAGCTTTCAGGCCATCAAAAACTGCATTTCCAAGAAACGTCCCGCTGAACACATCCCAAAAAGATGTTGTTTTGCCGCTTGCATCGTTTAACTGCCGTTCATAATCATCTGTATCAAGACTTAATTTTGCGTTTAGATTAAATACGTCCAACTTCTCACTCCTTTCTAGTTGATTTTTTGTTAGCCATGCTGTATCCTAGCTTTAGGAGGTGTTTTGCTATGGCAAAAGCTAAAAATGCAGTTATCGCAGGAGATTACGTCGGAAAGAAGGTCAATCTTTCTTTTGGTCGAGTTCAACTCGACATGGGATTGATGCCCGCAATCACATTAGACAGAAGCACCGTTGCAGATTGTTCTGTTGTGGATGAATCTCAGAAGAAGTCTATGTCTTCTGGTGTGATGCGTGGTCTTGTTGGCGGCGCCTTTCTTGGGCCTGCTGGTCTCGTGGCTGGCGCAGTCACCGCAAAACAAAAAGGCATTTATCAGATTGCAATTCAGCTGAAAGAAGACCCCCAGTGGGTTGCAAGCGGTAAACGCTTTTTAATCGAGGTAGACGATAAAATCTACAAAGCCATTATGACAAACTGCTTCTAAAATGAGCCGCCCTATTTTGGGGGCGGCTCTTCCAGTTTTCTCAGCTTGTTCTTCATGTGTTCTTTGATTTCATCCGCTGTTCGGGTTTCCTCTGGCGGCGGGTTGATTATATCCCAGTACCTTTTCGGCTCGCTTTTTGTTTTTATCATGTTTTTTGTAATCGTGATAAGTACATCCGACATATAAACACGATATGCCACTTCATCCGTTTTTTCTTTGATTCGGTATGGCAGTGCCGACATAAACGCACGGGCGCTCAGTTTCGGCATGCTTAAGATTGCGACTATTACGCTTTCTGCGCCGTACCGAAAGACTGTTTGAAAAAATTAACGAAGTCCTCGTCTTTCACAAGTTCGTTAATCTGCGCCAACGTGCTTAAGAAACCCTGCTTTCCGCATTCTTCTGGGGTAAGGCCGTTAAACAGAGAAAGAATCGCATATACGTCTTCTCTGTGGTCTTTCAAGAAGATGGGAACAAGATTCACAACGCGCGTAAGGCCGAACCTATAGACGTCAATCTGCGTATGTTCCCCTTTGGGAAGCCTGCGTTGAACCTCTGCAATGAGGTTTTTGTCATCGGCCATGTTCTGGATATGAGGGGCGGCGATGCACAAGACATCGCAGGTCTCGTCGGTTGTCATCTGAGAAAGCAGTCGCATTTTTTATTCCTCCGTGCTGTCGATGCTGTAGAACTCCATAGGGACAACGTCCTGCGCAGTGATGGAGACATGGCCAGTCAGCTCACAGGAAATCTGCCCCTTGCCGCTCTTGGTAGTCTGCAACGAGAAGCCACCAGTGGACAAAGCGTTTTTCAGGCAGATAGCAACGCAGCCACCATCGGCGCGGTCACCTACCCACCACAGTTCGTCTTTGAAGTCGGTTTGCTTCAAGTCGCGGCGAGGCGTAATCTTGTTCGTGGTAACGTCTGCACAGCCCAGAGCCATCTTGATGTTGTCAGGGGACGTGCCAAGAGCCGTGAAGGACATTTTGCACTCCCAGCCGTCCAGATGTTTCAGCTCTTTGGTATTGACCGGGCAGTTGTCAACGTCCTCGCCCAAATCGGAGAAGGTCGGAACGCAAGTGGCGTTGATGCCGCCAGTAGTGGCGCAGATAATGTCGCCGTCCTTCGGAGCGGCAATGCTTGCTGGGTTGAATGTGTTCAACAGCACACCAGCGTCAAGCTGCAATGCGTCAAACGTATCTTTGGGAATAGCGGTAAATTTACCCATATTTTCACCTCAATTTTGGCATAAAAATTCGGCGGTAATGTTCAAATACCGCCGTTTAATGTTTTTGTCTGTTTCATCTGCCAGCGCTTGACAGAAAGGAGAACCGCGCCGAATCCAAATGTAGCCACCGTCAAATTTCAGCAACTTGCCGCCGATGCCGATAGCGTCCGAGATTTCCTGCGCTTTGGCATTTGGGACAGCCTCAGACGTCGTATAGAACCACAGGTTCACCGTAAGCGACGGAGCGCCTCCTTCAGCGTCAAAGACCGCATCATAAGTCAAGTATGGGAGTACAACGTCGTCCGGAACGGCGTTTGTAGCATACGCAGGAAGAAAGCTATCGAAAAACTGCTGTAGTGCAGCGCCCTTTGTCATTTCGGCAGCCCTCCCATGCGTTCAGCCGTAAAGCTCATTAAGTTGCGCAGCATAGAGGAAGCTGTTTTCGGGGCTTGCTTTTCTTCCGGGCGGCTTGTTACGCGATAATACGCGCCTGTTTCAACGTCTTTGTAGACGCTGCCATACTCAATCGGCACATCCAGGTTGACAACGCCGGTATATACGCTGGTCACGCCCTCTGCTTCTGCACGGCGAGCCTCCAAACTGCTATCCAGCGAAACGAAATTGTCAAACTCCGCGCCCTCTGCCCACTCGACAACATAGCCACCTTCGCCGTCCGGCTTTGTGGTCTTGTCCATAATGCAGCAGCGGCGCGAAAACGCATCCAGTAAGCTCATAATTTCCTCCACTTGTTCAGCCGTGATGCAAATACACTCTGCCAGCCCAGCAGAGAGCCGCCAGAACCGCCGCTCGCAGTAGATTTGGTGTAACTATACCCCGCAAAGCTTTCGCTTTGAAATGGGCTATTTGCGGCGTTCTCGTACTGCGTGCGCCACGCCTTAATTTCTTCTTCAAGGTGCAGAAATTCGGTAGGCACGGCCATGGCCCAGATAGCGCCATCAAAGGTTTCATCCCTTAACGAGCAGTTACCGTATTGATACACGCCATCGTTCAGAACGCTGCCCACAACGCGGAAATACTGTCCGGCACGCAAAAAAGGCAGCACAATGCTCCCGCCCTTGATGCTGAACTCGCCCAGATGGACGCCATTCTGTGTGACAAACCAGTTCCGGCACTCCCTCATCAATTCCTCAAGCATTGTGCTGCCTCCTATTACTTTTTGAACTTTGCCAGTACGACTTTTGCTTCGTTGGTCAGCGCCGCAACGTAGAACTCGTCAGCGGTGATCTCGGTGGAACGTTTACGCGGCTTGCGCTCGGTCTCCACGTTGATATTGCGCTTGCGGTAGATGGTCAGAGCGGGCACATCGTCCTCAGTCTCGCCGTCCTCGTTCAGCTTGACGATGGGGCAAGCGTAATAGGCGGTAGCAGCAGCCTTGACCTTATCGCCGACAATCAAAGCAGCAGCGCAATGCGGCTGGATGGTCGCCAGATGCTTTTTGGTGGAGGTTTCGGCGGTAGTATCAGCGACAATCTCAATGGTGCCGGTGCTGTTGTCCTTCTCGTACTCGATAGAAGGAACCTTGCGGCTTGCCACAACGCGGGTGTTTGCAATCTTGCCGATTTCGCCGGTGACAGCAACGCCAGCCTGATACTTGTCAGCGCTGATAAAATCAGCATCCTTGCGCAGGGTCGCCATCTGCTTGGGGTTGATGAACATGACCTTGTCGCTGTTGATCTCCTCGTTGAACACGTCGATAGCGTCCACAACGCCGCTGTATTTGATAGCGGCGGCAGTGCCGTCATACACCAGCGTAGCGCCCTGCAAGGCTTCCATGCAGTCATTGTCGATTTTGGCAGCGATAGACAGCGCCAGCTGCGCGTTGGCTTCGCCAACAGGGTTGCCGTAGCCGGACATCACAGCTTCATCGGTCAGGCCGACACCCTTCATGGCCTTCTTGATTTTGTACTTCTTGTCCTTGGTGCTCATCTTGTCGATGTCAACGTCAACGCCCTCTGCCACGTCCTCTGCGTCACCAATGTAACCGTAAGACGGCACAGTAATGGTATCGCCGGGCACGCCAGCAAGGGTGTCATCCACCTTTGCAAAAGGCGCAACGCGGATTTTGTCAAGGATTTTAGCCGAAATCATATCGGCCATAACTTCCGGGTCAATCAGGTCTGCAAGCTTGGTCAAAATAGTATCTGCCATGTGTTAATCTCCTTTGCTGTTTGCAAGCTCGGAATACTGCTCCGGGCTTTCTTTCTTGAGTTTCAGTCGTTCGGCATAGCCCATTTTCTTAAAGGCTTCTGCCGTAATACCACTGCCGCCATTGTTGGCGGGCGGGTTCGGTGTGGTTGCGCCTTGGGTGCTGGTAGTTACAACAAATTCGCCGTAACCGTCTTTCAAGCTGGTTTCAAACTTTGCAGCGTCTTTCGCCGTGCCGTTTTCGTCTAGCTCCAAAGCATCCAGAAAACCATCCGCCTTTGCCATCTTGGCAACAGTGGCAATCCGTTTGTCGGCGATGCCGATTTTTTTCAGGGCGGTCTCCAGTGCCTTTTCTTTGGCAGCAGTAGTCTTTTCGGCGGCCACGCTTGTTTTGTAATCCTCAAAAGCCTTGTGCTCGGATTCATACTTTTCTTTGTAACCGTCATCACCCTTTCCTTTTAGGTCGTCCAGTTCCTTTTGAACGCCGGGAAGTTTTTCCGCGTCGGCTTTATAGCGGTCAACGTCCGCTTTCAAACCGTTTACGGTGTCAGTGTGGGCTTCAATAATGGTGTCCTGCTGTTCTTCGGTCAGCCCCATACCTTTCAGCAGCTTGCGAGTAATAGCCAATGTTTTCGCTCCTTTTCTTCGGTGCCGGTCCTTCGACATTCGCGTTTTATTCAAAACGGCAGTGCTTCGCCGTTTTTGCGTATAAAAATAGCACCTGCCGCAAACGCGGTAGATGCTAATAAAAAGAGCCGATAGGCTTATTTGCCTTTCAGCTCTTGTTCGATAATTCTGTTATACTGCGCGGCATGGTCTGCCACTGCGGGTTTGATGTACGGTTTGGCACGTTGCCCGTGCGTAAGGTGCCAATTGCCTTTTTCGTCTTGATACGTCCACGGCGTTTGTCTGCCGCCGGGATAATAAACGCCTGTGCCGCACTCCACATATACGCCGTATTCGCTATTTGTGCCAATATATGCAGCTTTTTCGCCGTCGCTGACAGTATGTGTAATGCTGTTGCGTAGGTTGCCTGTGTCCACGGGGCATAGCTTTTTAGCGTACCCCTCACCCACCAGCCCGCACTTTTCCAACGCCCGCTGGCAAGCGGATTCCAGCGCTTCTAATACCTCATCGCTGTGGTCTTCAAGTCGTATCTGCATTGCGTTTCCACCCCGCCCACTCTGTAAAGGTCATATCTTCCACAAGCACAGATTTCCCCGTTTTTGGGTCTTTGGCACGTCTGCTACCGCTGCTTGTATCCTCGCCGTCAACCTCCGCAATCTGCGTACAGCGGCAGTTATACACAAGATAGCCCGGCGCGGAAGTATCGCCCGGGTACATAATCTCGTACCCGTCCACCTTGAACGGCTTGTCTACATCGACCGTCTGCCCATCAAGCATTGCGTGTGCGTGGCGTGTTCTGCCGTCCAGCGTTGCCAGCCAGCGCTTTTTAAGCTTGATGCCCATATCCTGTGCGGCGCGGTAAGTATCTAGCCGCCCCGCGTTCTGCGCCCCTGTGACCGCCGTTCTCGCCGTTCTTATGGCGCTTGTGCGGTTCATATCCTGCATACGGCTTTGTAAGTCGTTGGCTATTTTCGGTATGCTTTTGCCTTGCAGGATGGAGCTTGTCACGCTGGCGGTAATTTGCTGCTTGCCGTATTTCAGGTCTATGCCGCGCTGCAATGCCCGCTTTGGCGGGTAGTACGGCATCAAATCAGGTTGTTCCACAATCAGACGTTTCACTGTCTGCTCATCCCACAGCGTAAAATCTGCTTTGTCGGAAACCTGCTCGATTTTGTAAGCTGCATAATTGCGGTTCAGGCTGTAAATGTCCGGAGTGGCGTCGTTGACGTATGCCACAGCCGTTGCATTGGCATCAGTGTATCTTTCTGCCACTTTATCGCGCAGGGCTTCAAAACGCTTTCCGCGCCCTATCTGCGCAAGCCGCCACTGCTTGTATTGCTGCTCTGTGATTTCGCCTGCATCGAGCTTTTCTTTCATGGCCGCATCGCGCTTCTCAAACTGCTCAAAATAGGCTTTCACCGTGTCGGTCAATTCGTCGGCAGCTTCTTTGTACAGCTTTGCAATGCGCTGTTCCATCTCGGCGAGCTGTTCATCCGTAAGTTTGTGGGCATAATCAGGTTTTCTCATTTTCTTCTTTTAGTACCGCCTACGAACCCCATAATTTCTTTGCTTAGTTTCGCTTGGCTGCTTTTGTACGTTGAAGTGGTGATTTCTCTTTTTGTAGCTTCACCAAAAGAATTCACAAATGTTTTTCCCTTTGTTTTTTCAGCAGTCACATTTCTGCTTGCGGTCACTATTTTGTTTGTTATCGAACGCTTTTTTGATTCAAGCGCCTGTTTTTTTCTCTGTACATCGTAATATCCGCTTGGCATATTCCACGCAGGATTTTTTGATGCGTAATCCGCCAACCTTTTATTCAGTTTGTCAATTTGGGAATTTAGGCTTTTTTCTTTTTCTTTTAAGGCGCCTATACTCGCACTACCGCTGCCGCTTCCAGAACCTCTACCGCCCATTCTCACATCTCCTTCTTACTTGCTTATAATATGGTTGAATCCTCGTGACGTTCCAATCAAATTCTTCAGGGCATTTGCCATACCACAAAATCTCACTGGGTTCAAGCCTTGCCAATGCCGCCCGAACGCCTTTTTCAAACAGCGCTTGATTCTGCTTGTTTTGCTGCGTTCCAACGCTGGATATTGCCACAATCGAATGTTTCGGTTCACCATCAAAACACCATTCATAGCTTTTCTCGTCGCTCCAACACAAGGTTGGCACAACGTGAATCCCGCATTGCTGCCAGTATGCCGCCATCCAGTGCTTGCGATAGTGATTGTATATCTGCATAGCAAGCGGCATATCTGTATACATTGAGAAATCAGGCGCACACACAGCACCAAATTTTCGCAGCAGCGGAATGTACTTGTCCGGCTGATTCCACACCCTTTGGAATTGATAATCATCCACGAAAAAGTGAACGCCTTTTGTTGCGCAGTCCGTACAGGTTTTAGCAAAGTTGAACGGAATCCATTCCAGATGCCGCACATCAATGTACTCCGGCTGTATAATCGGTGTGTCATATACGCCCGCACCAATAAAGCGGGCTTTGTCGAGATTTTCAAAGTTCAGCATAATATATACCCAGTATTACTTGATTCCGGCTTCGCGCATTTTCTTTTCAATGGTCTTTCTCTTCATACCGACGCGAACGCCCTTAACTCCGGCTGCCTTTGCCTGCGCAATCAGCGCATTATAGGATTTTTGTCCAGATTCAAATCTGCTTTGTCGCGCCAATTCTGACGCGCTTTTTTGAGCAGTGAATTTTTTTCCGGTGGCATCCTCCCAAGTGGCGCTATACTGCGATGCCGCCCGCCGTGTGCTGTAAAATTCCTGAGCCTTTTTGTCTGTAATCCACTCGGAAGGTTTTCCATCGGGGGCAAGCTGCGTTTTCGGAACCCATACAATGCGACTTTTTGTTTGCTCCAAATCATAATCTTCTACGTTTATGCGCAACTGTACCGCTCGCTCTGTTTCGCCAAAATACGAAATTCCTGTTTTGTCTTTACTTCTACCGCTTCCAGAACCTCTACCGCCCATTCTCACATCTCCTTCTTAATTCCCAGTAGTGCGGTTTAGCATTTCCGCCGCCTTTCGCTTCATCAATTCCTCGTACTGATCAGCATCGCCGTTAATGGTCAGCAGCTTTTTGGTAATGTACTCATCATCGTAATACTCCGCGCCCAGCATCACGGTCTGCGCTTCTTCCTGCTTGTTGATAATCTGGTTGCGCGTGTATGTCGGCTCGTCATCAAGCCCAGCAACCGCCAAAATGCCCTTGATGCAGCGTGAAACGCAGCTTTCAAACTTATCCGTTTTCAAATCAAGCGGAACATAGCTTGCCTTGATAGCCGTTGCCGTCTGGTTTCCCGCGCTCACGGCAGATGCGTCAAACGCCTGGAAATCCGTGTACAGCTTTTTGGTCAGCATGTCAATGGTTGCTTGCGTGCCCTGAAACGGCGCTTCAATGCTTTGCGGTGTGGCCTTCGCGCCCTCTTCGCCGTCAGCATGGGCGACGTGGGTGGTTTTAAGCCGCTCAATAAACCTTGTATCGTCCTGCTCATCCATGCCGCCGCAGTTTGTAAGCACCCAATAAATGAGATTGCCCTCATCCACATTGTTTACCATGTTGCTGCTGGCAAGGTCGAGCGCGTCAACGGTGTTTTTCCTGCCGCAAAGTTCGCTTCTTGCTTGTTCGCCGTTTTTCAGCGGGATAATGGGAAATCCGGGATAATTCTCGCCGTCATAAATTTCTGTGCCGTCAATCTCCGAGTACCGAACTTTCAACTTGTACGGCAATTTCCCGTTTAAACTGCGTACTTCACCGTTGCGCGGTTTAATGTAATCAGTGTAACCGTCCATCTCGTACAGCGTTGCCCGCAGCGGTTTGTCCGGGTCAATCTGCCAGAACCGGATTCCGGCTTTTAGTGCGCCATCTTCTTCATCGTATAACGGCACAAACTGCTCCGGCGCGAACACCTGAATATGGTCAAGATTCCAGAATACGAAAGACTGCCCACCAATCAACGCATGGCGGGCAGCATCCATAATATCTTCATCAAACGTGGCGCCAAGCGCCTTTTTTGTGGCATCCTTGTTAAACGCAACGCCGTTGCCTAACAGGTAAGAAACTTCCTGATCTACAACAAATCCAAAAAACTTGCTAGCAATCTTGTGGTTTGCTGTGTACATATCGGGATGCGCTTTTCCCTCAAGATCGTACACCATTTTTTCATAGCGGTTGATTGTGGGATTTTCGCCCCAATAGTAAAGCTTTGCGTCCAGCATGTCCCGCGTCTTTTTCTGGCCTTTAAAATCGTTTATGGTGTCAAACACAAACCCCATGCGGGAACGTTCATCTTCACCGACCGCCACAAAGTCTTGATACGTTCTGATTTTCCCTCACCGCCCTCTGTCAAAAATGCTCTTGTACTTTGTATCTGCCGCATCTCCGGCTTTGCCCGCCGTGCTTTCCATCGCATAACGCACTGCATCAATGTGATGATTGTTCAAATCCGGGTAGCCTTCCAGCACTTCCCCTGTCTTGCCGTCCCGCTCATACTCGTACTCACTAAACTCTTTCGCCGTGTCCGGGCAACGTTCTGGGTCAATGACAATAGCTTCCAGCATTTGCAGCCATTTTGTGCCATAGCGAACCGATTTCGGCCCCTTGCGGGCCGGGAACGTCTTTATGCCGTACTTGTTATAGTCCGCAATGGATTTTGGCTCGGCGCTATCCGCGCAGACTTTATCCTCACGCGTCAGCCCTTTATCCAAAAGCAGTTGCGCAGTATCCCTATTGCTGGTTCTGCGCCGTGTCTGCTCATCAAATATGTACAGCGTGCGCCGCGCTGCGTCATAGTGCATCGCATTGTATGCCCAAGGGTCAGGGTACCAGCCCCAGTCAACCCCTCGCTTAATGCGGTCAAAGCTGGCAATCTGTTCATCGGTGATTTTCTCAATCCGCAGATTCTCAAATACTGCCGTGCCGTTGCCGACAACCTCGCCAAGATACTCATGCCGGTATGCTGTTTCGTTTGTGCGCTCCAAGTATTCAGCATCGGCCAGAAACCGCTCGCCGAGCCATTCTGCGGGCGTTGTTTTGTAGGTGGAATGATGTACTAGCTTTCCCTTGCGGACTTTCAGAGCGTACCCGTTTGCCCAGTTCCGCGCCATTGCTGGCGGGTTGAAGCTCTTGAACGTGATGAACCAGTCACCGCCGCGCAAGCAGGACTGCTCCACATTTCGGATTTGCTCTTCACCGTCAAACTGGTCAAGCTCTTCAAACCACGCAATCCCGATATAGCCGAACGGCATCTTGATTGACTTGACCTTTCCGGGGTCGTCCATACCGAAAAAAAGCACCTTCTGCCCTGTCGGCAAATAGGTGCATTCCATCGGGCTGACAGTGCATCGGAAATAATCGTGTAACCCCAGCTCGTTTATCGCCCATACAATCTGGGCATAAACGCTTGTGCGTAATGTATTTGCCACTCGGCGGAACACTGCCGCATGACATTGCGGATGCTTGAGCAGCTGCAAAATCAGCTCTATGCTGATATAGCTTGATTTTGTACTGCCGCGCCCGCCTTTGGCGACAAGCTCTTTTACATTGCCTTCCTTGATTTCACGGTGGACTTTGGCGAAACAAGGGGAAACAATCCCGGACATCTTACAAGTCATCTATAATTTGCACCTCGCTATCCTGCTGTTGTTCCGGCTTATCTTGCCATCCAAAATTTGCTCGCAAGCTGAACTGTGCGCCGCCGGAGCCGTCTTTGTCGTACAATCTTTCTTCGGCGTATTGTTCACAAAGGGTCTTTGCGCGCGTAATCGTGTCATTGAACTCTGGTTTGTTTTGATAATTCAAAAGCGCCTGCCTTGATGCAAAACCAAGCGCAAGCGCCAATCCTGTCACAGTAGGCGGCTTTTTATCGTCATAGATGATATAGCCGTTTTTATTTCGCATCGGTTCGCCGTTATCGTCTAAGAACGGCTTTCCTTTACAGGCTTCAAAGTAGGCATCAATCTTTTCTTGCATTGCCTTTACGCTTCTGTATTTAGGTGGTGCGCCCCCCGGATTTTTTCTTGATGCCACTTTATCACCTCGCTTTACAACACAAAAAGCCCACACAATTTGTGTAGGCTTATATCCCCCAAAACCCCTTTGCGCCGGAGGAAAAGCGCGTTCCCGCCCTACCGGTCTCTGCTATGCCGGTCTCACCCGTTGCGGTGAGCAAATCCGCAACGTAGTTCAGCAGCACTTGTATTCCGCGCGCTTACCCGCGGTCTCTGCTTTGATGTTATGGGTTCCGGCGATGCGTAACTGCGTCAGTAACGTAGTCCGCACAAGCAGATGCCGAACGGTTTTCTCGATGTCACCGTCTAAACGTCCCCGAACTTCTCCGCTTTCAAAATCGGTGTGCAATCGGGTATGCGCCCTGTCGTATAGGGCTATGCACCGTCGATCTTCCGAGGTGTCGGTTATCTATCGCGTTTCCTACGCCGGGCTTTCACCGGTGGGAGCGACCCAGCACGTGCCCTCAGCCGGACTTGAACCGGCACACCAAGGCTCTTGCCATTGAGCTACAAGGGCATGTGCGGCTTGCCGTTTGCACGACCATTGTCATCATTTGTGAGGTATACCGCGCACGCTCACACAGACAGGTTGCGACCCTGCCGTCTGGCGCGGGTGGAAGGTCTTGACCCCTCATCTTGCGGTTTTGGATACCGCAGTTCTGCATTGAACTACACCCGCATAAAGGCGCGTCAGTTGCGCGTGTTGCACTTTTTGTAGGCCAAAAGTAAAGCTCATTTTAATTAACTGTGTCCAAGTCGGTATAAATTAAAAATGAAATTCACTTTTTTAATAACTTGTGCAACAGAGGCTTGCCGCGATCTGTTGGTACTGCACATAGGTCTTGCACCTTTGCCACGCCGTAGCTTGCGGAGCGCAGCGCCCTTGCTGTATTGACTTGTCAGGCCAAGTTTGCGGCTGGCTATGCAGCAAATAAAATGCCGGTCTTTCCCGGCTGTCAGTATCGAGAATAGGAGGTTTTGCTATGAACTGTAATGTACCCTCTTTACAGTTCCCAGCATATTCATAATACCACTTGACAACGTCCCCACAGTTACCCTTTTTTCTTGTCCAAAAGCAAGAAAAATTTTCTTCTGATTTCGTAAAACTGCCGTCTGCCGCAATACACAGGCTGGTATTCGTAAGCCTTTCCCTCTGTCACGTTTTTCAAAAGAGCGCACCAGTTTAAAGGGTCTGCTTCTCTTGCCGCGTCCTCAATGATTCTGACATCTGTGCTTAACTTTAGCGCTCTGTCCGCCTTTCTAGCTGTTGGGTCTGACTTTCCGTTTCCGTGCGGCAAACCGTCATTTGAAACAGCATCAAGCCCTCTTGCACTAGCAATTTCCAACCGCATTTCAGTGTATCTTTTGCAAAAGTGCTTTAATTCAAGGTATCTTTCTTTTGAAATTCCATATTCATCTAGGTTGAGCGGTCTTTCTCTCATTTTTGCTCCTTTCTTCCAGTTTCATGCAGCGCGGAAGCGTGCAAATATCGCCATTCTTCCACTCGCATGTCGCGCAAAGATGTTTGCGGGCGTATTCATCAACTAGTTGCTGTTTTGTCATGGGTCACCTCCGGGGGTAGAAGTCATTTTAGAAGCCTCCTTATGATTCTATAACATGCAATGCCGATGCGGGTTACGACCAGCAGCGGCCAGAAAACAAGGACAATAACGTTGTCTGCGCCGTCTACGGTGTCCATTCGGTCTGTGTGGTTGATATACAGGACGGCGAGCAGGCCGCACAGGTCGTAAACACAGACTGCGGCGATAACAAGGATAATGGTCATGGGGTCACCTCCGGGGGCTCTGGAAGTGGCATCCAGTGGGTGACGGCGTCAAGAGCGTAATAATCGCCAACATTGATAAAAACCTCTGTGCCAGGAAGCCTAAACGCCATTGACATTGAATCAAACGCCGATTCGTATGCAAGAACCACATCTTTAGCACCTGGCAGTTTGTCTTTAACGCTTATCCAATGCGCCGTAGGCCGCACGGATTCCGGGTCGATTGTCGGTGTATCGTCCACCAATCCGCGCCCATACTCTGCGCCACTTTTATATGCTTGGTACTCGCCGCCCTCATAAGCGCATCCTCTTATGTCAGACAGGGGCGGTACTTTATCCGCATCAATCAGTCTCATTTTCTTTCCCCTCTCTTTCTTCTACATACGCCATGTTCTGGCGCAGATTGAGCGATTTCGGATTGAGAATACAAGCAGGGACGACAGCGCAGCTGGCGCGCGCATTGCTGCTGCGAAACTGACCATCCGTCCCCACATAGCGAACGTCGTATGCGTAGCCCGTGTCAAAATTCTTATCTCCGCAATACCAAGGCGTGGCAGTCCAAATCCGGCTGTCGTAACGCGGGATGTAGTCACGGTACTTGCGGTACTCGTCACAGGTCAGGATAAAAACAAAGTCCTGTACAGTGCCATAAGCTCTGTCACCGTTGTCGGCTACAAGGTCAACGGCATGCAGCAGCAGACTTTTTCTCTCGAAAACACTGTTCGCCATATCAGATAGAATCCCCCGCACATTACTGGTGCGGTAGTTATTCATATTGCCCTTTTCGTCGGCAAAAATACAACTTTGGCAGAACTTTTTATCGGTAAATATATCACTTGGGCAGAATTTTACATCTTTTGCCCACGACTTTGCCATAATAGCCAGTACGCCGCCGTCAGGGTGGTTCGGGTCAAGGCAGACCCACTCAAAGCCCTTAAACATAAAGTGTTCGCCAGGACGCAGGGCTGTGATGTTAGTCATTGTCGGTTACCTCCTCGTTCCAGTAGTCTGTTTTGCAAGCACCACAAGAAATATTTTCGCATCTTTTCGGTGGCATGTATTCTATATTAAGATTCTGCGGACAAATATCGAGCACACGTCCACTTTTCGGTGCATTCGGGAACATCTTCAAAAACTCGCTCTGGCGGGTCTTGACTGGGTGGTCTTTTGCCCATTGCTCGACTTTTGAAATCGTTTCCTCGATGCTTTCAACTGAATCGTCATCTGGCCAAATCATGCACAAGTCCCCTCTACAAGCAAGGTATTTCTTACAGCCTTTACTTTTGCAGTATCTGTTTACCGTCTTGAAAAATTCAACTGCGTCCATTACAATACCTCCAATCTCAAAATTTCATCCCAAGTGATTTTGTCATACCCGCGCTGCACATACTGGCCGTAGGAGATGCCCAGCGCTACGGCTTCTCTTACGCATTGTTCAATGGATTTGATGCGGGGTTTCAGTACTGCACGTCCCACATCATCTTGCCGCATTTCTCGCAGAATTTAGAGACTGTCATAGCGGCTCCTCCGTCTTTTTGGCATCAATGCCAATGCCCTGTAGTGTTACCTGTGCCCAAAGGTCTGCAAGCTGGTCGTTGCGGTACTCATTGTATTTGTCGGCCACCGGCCCTGTCATGTAATTCTGGATTTTAACCAACGTCCGGCGGGACAAGCCAGCCTGATAGCAGGCCAGCAGGCAGAGATACGTCGCCCGCGTGGCGATGTCGCCGCGTTCTTTCATGACGGCTTCATGGGCTTTGGCGGTGATCTCTGCAATTTTATTGTCTGCATAGCGGTCAATTGCCGCCTGCATTTCTTTGGTCGGATGGATTCGTGCTTTCATAGTCCTTAACTCTTTCCTGTTTTGTATAGTCCGTATCTTCTCACATCCCGCCGGATTTTCCTGCCGCGCTCGGCATCTGCGGAATCGGCATGCTGTTCCTGCAGGCGCTTTTGGCGGATTTTCTAGAACATGGCGCTGTAGTCCCCGTATGCCTTGCAGCTGCTATGGCAGTGCAGCTTACGGTTTGGGCAGCTTTTGCATGGAGAGTCCATATTATTCACGGCTCCAATTCTTCAATGGTAATTTCGGTGCGTGGGTTGTCTTTGTCGTACAGCACGCGGCTGCCGTCCACGTTGTCGATGATGGTATAGTTATCATCCGCCAAAATCCTTGCCTTGACCAGAACATCGTGCGGCGCCTCTATCAGGTTGGACAGGTCGCACTTTCTACGGGTGGGCATATAGAACACCGTCACAACACGGCAGGGGCGGTTTATAGGGGCGTTTGGCTTTGGGGTGAGATACCATAGGGCGGCGGCCTCGTACTTCTTGTAGGCTTTGCTAGGGGCGATGAACGGGCGGCCTGTGCGGCGGTTTACTAAAATCTGCTGGCTGTTTTTTTTGGTGATTGGCGGCAGGGGGATGATGTAGTGGTAGGTCATAAGTCACCCCATTGTTCCGCCATTGCTGCCGCAATTCCGGGGAAAGTCTTGCTGCGCTCTTTCGCATGGCCTCTTCCGAGCCACCAAATTCTCGCCCGTTCCTTTTCCGGCAGTGTCATCATAAAATCATGTACATTGTCTGTTTCTGTAAGAAGAGGCAGGTTTTTAAGCCACAGACATGTTCTCTTTTGTTCAGGATGCCCGAACTGCCACGGATTTATAACCTGGTCTGCGCGTCTGTACAAGGTGCTCATTACGCTGACGGGGTTTTCAATCGCAATGTGCTCTATGTCTGCTTCCGCAAATTTCATAAAAAAAGCCGCCGCCTCATACTTCAGGCTCAAAGGCTTTCGTCCATCTTTGAACCATCTTGCTCCTGATACGGACAAATGCGTGCACGGCGGGTGAGCAATAAGCAAATCCCACTTGCCTATATCATGAGCCTTGCCGTCCATCGTTACGATTTGCCCCCCACCAATTGCTTTCAGGGCATCGCCTAAAATATGCCATTCCGGGTGTCCACCTGACGGTTCCTGAATGTCGCAGCTGTACGCTTCATGTCCGCGTCCTCGGAACGCCTTGCATACTGTCTGCGATTCTTCACAGGCAACTAATACTTTCACGGTACAATCTCCTTTACTTTCGCATAATACTTCTCGCTGTACCAGATGTCCGGCAGGCTGGGATTTTGCGTGTAACCTGCTGTGCGCAGGGCGGCTTCGGCGTTCCAACGTGTGGAATACAGGCGCTTGGAGTGTGTGATGTCGCCGGTAGAGCGGGAATAAGTGATGATTTCATACTTCATCGGTGTGCAGGGCCTCTTGCAGGTGCTTTTGCGCACTGTCCATAATATCTGCGGCCTTTTCAAGTTTCTCTTTAGCGACGCTGCGCAGGTTGGTTGCATAGGCAAGCTCGGCAAACGCGAGCTTGAACAGAAAATCTTTATCAGTCATAGTCCGTCATCTCCATAAAACGTTGATAGGTTCCGTCAAAGGCGATGTGCAAATCGCCTGTAATGCCGCGCTTGTTCTTGGCAAGGGAGAAATAGTATTCGGTTTCGCCTTTGCCCAAAAGGATGATTGCATCTGCGTCCTGTTCTATCTGGCCGGATTCTTTGAGGTCCTGTACCTTCGGTGCGTCCACGCCGCCGCGGTTTATCTGGGCAAGCGCCACCACAAGGCGGCCTGTTGTCTGGGCGAGGGTGTGCAGCTGCATTGAAATGTTTGTGACCACCTCATACCGGCTGTTGCCCCTGCCGGGAATCAATTGTAGATAATCCACGATGATGACATCCGCCTGCTTGGCGGCTGCGGTAGCCGATACCCATGCGACATTTTGACCGCCTGCATTGATGAGCCATAGCGGCAGGCTGCTGATAGTTGCGCACGCCTTGGCGTATTCTTCATCCTGCGGGGCGCGGCGCTTAAAGACGATCTCCTCCATCGGGATAAGGGCAAAGCAGGAAATGAGCTTATCAAACAAGCCGACCTGGTCTGTCTCATAGGAGAAAAAGCAGACCTTTTTGCCGTCCTTGGCAAATTGCAATGCCATCTGCAAGCCGAGCGCGGTCTTACCTGCACTGGGCCTGCCGCCTACAACGACCATCTGCCCGGGGCGGATAGAGCAGCGCCTATCCAGCGCGCTGAGGCCCGTTTTGATGCTGCGGTCTGTCTTGTCGTTCTGCTCCATGAGCCACTTGCCTGCGACCTCTGCAACGGTCATGCAGCGGCTATCGACGCTGTCCTCTGTGAGAACGTCAGAGAGGGACGCAGACAGGCCGCGCATGTCATCGACGCTCTTTCCGGCTTCTGCAATTTGAAGGCCAATTCGGGCGGCTCTGCGGCGCTGAGAGGCATCCTTGACAGCGGCAACGAATTTGCGGTAACCGCTGATAGAGGGAAGTGATGCAGCGCATACTGCGGCGGTCTCGCGGTTCTTCATGAGCACATAGTCATCCTGTGCAAAGTACCCGCGCGTCGTGTACATTGATTTGATCTCGGCAAATGTGGCGGCGCAGGCACCGTCCGCAAAATCGCTTTCGCTTATGTGGTCGATGCAGTAGAGGATGCTGTCCGGCGCGTAGACCATTGCGCCGATAACGCATTGTTCCGGTGTGAGGCTCAATCAATCCACTTCCTTTCCGGCGGGGCCGTCTGCTGGCGGCTGCGCTCCCATGTGCGCACTACGGCTTTCCAGTCTTTCATTTGGTTCTTGCCTATCTTCCAGCCCTTGCTTATGTAGAAGTCGCAAAACTCATTGCCATCAATGCCGTTGTTTCGTTCCCGGCAATAGGCGTTGACTTCTTCAGGCGTAGGGGGAACAAACCGCTTTGAAACGGACACACCCCCGTCCCCCTGTGGGGGATTATAGGGGGTATTCTTAACTTCTTTATTCTTCTTTATATAAGGGTCTGTGCCCTCACTGTGCCCTCTCTGTGCCCTCTGTTTGCCATCGTCCGTGCCCGTGCATTGATAGTCGTTGTAGTTATTTACCGTGAATACGCTAAATTTTACACACGGCAACTGTGCCACTTCCTGTGTCTCTTTTAGGTGGTTTATTGCAGTGCGAACTTGTTTGACTGTTAATCCGGTGTCGGTTGCAATTTGACGGATAGAGGAAACTGCCTGACCGGGTTCTAATTGGACGCCTTTGTAGTAGCACGGCTCATAGCAAGCCAGAAACAGCAAGTGCAGAAACACGCATTTTGTGGGGGTATCGGTATACCAGCCCCACTTCATCATGCGGCGGTACAGCTTTATGTAACCCTCGTTTTCCATTTTTCAACACTCCATGTAATACTCAGCGACGCGGCAAAGTCTGCCGTAGCGGTTGCGGCGCTGTACCATGCGGGAGGCTACCGGGTAGCCTCTCCGTTTGAGGTCGGTTATGCGGGAGGCAAGGCGGGAACAGCCGTAGTCCTCGAGCGCATCCAGAGCGGTAAGGGAATCGCCGTTTTCAAGCGCGGCGAGAATCTGGTCAAGCTGGCTCGGCTGCTTTCTTTCGTTCTTTCTTTCTTTCATGACGCGCACCTCCTAGAACGGAAAATCCCCCTCATCCTCAATGAGGGCATAGTCGTCAGACTGGCCGGAAGAATAGGAAACGTCGGGCATGCCCTGCGTGCGCTGTGAGGGGGCTGCGGGGCGCTGTGCGGCGTTCTGCGGGGCAGGGCTGGCACTTTCCTTACTGCCACAGAAATTCACGTTCTGGGCCACGATTTCGGTCGCTGTGCGGTTCTGGCCGTTCTTGTCCTGATACTGGCGGGTCTGTAAGCGGCCATCAATGGCGATCAGCGCACCTTTGGGGAAGTATTTGCAGACAAACTCTGCGGTTTTGCCCCAGGCAGTAACGTCCAGCCAGTTGGTCTGGTTCTGGCCGCTGGCATCCTTATAGCCGGAATCGTTGGCGATGCGGAAAGAACAGACGGATTTGCCGCTGTTTGTGGTTTTAAGTTCCGGCGATGCAGCGAGTCTTCCGATAATAGCAACAACATTCAGCATAGATTGTTCCTCTCAAATCATTTCAAATTCGGTAATGCGCTTGCGGCTTATGCACCAAGCGCAATGGCCGCAGGCGGTGGGCTCTTCCTGCCCGGCAAGAATCTGGGCCATCCGCTGCATGGTATAGGCGGTATCCGCGGCAGCGGCCTGCATGATCTCATCGCCAAAGGCAATGGCCTGCACATCGCAGTCGGCTTTGCTGGCGGCAATCAGCCCCACGCGGGGCACGGTCAGACCGTTCTGGCGGGCAATCTCGCGGTAGATGTACAGCTGGATGGGGTAGTTCCAGTACGCCCACCAGTCCAGATATTCCTCGCGGGCGGTATCGTAAATGGGCAAAAAGCTGCGCATGGCTTTCAGGTCATAAATGCTACCGTCACGGTCAACAAGGTCCATCATGCACCGCACCGGCATCCCGTTCAGCTCGCCGGTCAAAATCACCTGCTTTTTGCTGCGCCGCACGATGCCCCACAAATAGGGTATGCGCCGCACGGCATGGGCCATGGTGGGGGCGGCGGCATACTCTGCACGCAGCTGGCCTTTGGTGGGGCCGCGGCTGCTGCACAGTTCCGGGTGGGCGGCCAGATATTGGTGGTACTGGGGGCCGGGCAGGGTCAGGGCCGCTTCAAACAGGTGGCCGAAGGCAAAGGCCGGCTTGTTTTCCTCGTGTTGAATCTTGCCGCAGTAGTCTGCCAGCCAGGCGGCTTCGCACCGCTTGGCAGCTTTGACGTCACTGCTGGAAAGCCACCGCCTGTGCGCGGCCCGGCTATGGTAGTTCTCTTCAGTCAGTATGAACTTCCGGGGCATGGTCCGCCGCCTCCTTCCGCTTTGTCACACAAGGCCAGCAAAGCACCTGCCCGTACTTTTTGCGGGCGGCTTCGGCCACCTTGGCGGCGGTCCATTCCTGCCCGTTGATGCTGCACCCCTGCACAGGCTGTCCACAGTCGGCGCAAACCAGCGGGGCAGGGGCCGCAGCGGGCTGAACCTTTTTCTGCCGGATGCGGATGCCGCCCACACGCTCTTTGCCAAACTTTACGGTGGGGTCAAAGTAGAGCTGCACCGCCATGCCTACCCATTCATCCATAAAGGAGGAACCGGCCAGTTTTTCCAGCATTTTGGCGTTGGTTTTGTTGCAGATCATGGGCTTGGCGTTTTCTTTCCAGTGCACCACCAGGCACATTTCCTGGCTGCCTTTTTCGCCGGTCACCAGCTCCTGGTCCACGGCGGCAATGGTCAAAATCACATCCTTGCCGTCCGGCAGGCACCAGTTGCCGAACCAGTCCGGGTTGAATGCACGTTTCCAGTGCAGGTGCTGGGTTGTAATGTTGTTATCCATCTCAAATCTCCCGTATGGCCGTATGGGCGGCAATGCCCAGCGTGGTCAGTATTGTGTCAACGTCTAAATCGTCGTAAAGGTAGGTCTCGCCGTTCAGGGTCACAATCTCGTCGCCCTCGTAATAGGGCGTGCCGTCAGCTGTGCAGCCAACGGGCAGCTCATCTTCCGGCGGAAATGGGTTATCTTGATGCCCCAAAAAGCTGGTCATTCGGACACCTCATGATTTTCTTTTTCATCAGAAAAATGCAGCTCCATCAAGTCGGCAATCGCGAGGTACTCTTTAGCGTATTTGCTGCCGCCGTGGGTTTTCTTGACGATTTCGCGGAACTGCGCTAAATCACCATAAAAGCAACCGCACTGTATGCGGATAATTTTATCCTTGCAGCGGAAAAATGTGGTCGCGCGGAAATAACGGCCAAAGCCTGTAACGACGGCAAAGTCTGCATCGCCGTAGACCCACGCATTGCCGGAGACCTGCGCATTGCCGTAGACCCACGCATTGCCGGAGACCTGCGCATTGCCGTAGACCCGCGCATTGCCGTAGACCCACGCATTGCCGGAGACCTGCGCATTGCCGGAGACCCACGCATCGCCGTAGACCCACGCATCGCCGGAGACCTGCGCATTGCCGAAGACCTGCGCATCGCCGGAGACCCACGCATTGCCGT